AACAAGTACGTCAAGAAAGAACCCTGTCCTAACTGTGGCAGTAAAGACAATCTTGCTGTCTATTCAGACGGTCATGCTTTTTGCTTTGGCTGTAGTTACAGAGTGCCTGCTCCTACTGAAACAAAACACAAACGTAAATCTTATTACTCCTCTACACAAGTGACCCAACCATTAATAAAATTTGTTCAGCATAAAGAACTTCCTCATAGAAAGATTACAGAAGAGACTGCTAAGTTTTTTAATTATGGATATGCAGAACAGAATGGAGAAAGAGTACAAGTAGCTACTTATGAAGATCAATTAGGTAGACCTGTTGCACAACATCTAAGACTTAAAGGACCAAAAGGTAAAACATTTAGATGGGTAGGTGATTGTAAAAATGTACAGTTATGGGGTCAGAAACTATGGCGACAACACGGTAGTTACGGAAACATTTTTGCTGTAATCACAGAAGGCGAGATAGATGCTATGTCTATTTCACAGGTACAAGGCAACAAATTTCCTGTAGTTTCTCTGCCATCTGGTGCTCAGTCTGCTAATAAGTATTTAGCTGCAAATTTAAAATGGCTCAACCAATTCGCCAAGATTGTTCTTTGCTTCGATTCCGATGAACCTGGTATCCAAGCAGCAGAGAAAGCAATTGAAATATTACCTGCTGGAAAAGCAGCTATATGCCGATTACCAAGAAAAGATGCTAATGAAATGCTCCTCGCAGGTGAAGGAGAAGAACTTAAAAGTCTGCTGTGGAAAGCAACACCTGTTAGACCGGATTCAATCCTAAATGCGAATGATTTATGGGAAGAACTAACTAAAGAAGGAGCAAGTTCTGTTTGTCCTTTTCCTTATCCAATGCTGGATCAATTCACTAGGGGTTTTCGTAAATCCCAAATGATTACGATTTGCGCTGGATCAGGAACAGGAAAATCAAGCCTGTGTAGAGAGTTAGCCCATCATTTTTTAAAGAATAAATTGACCGTCGGGTACATAGCTTTAGAAGAGTCAGTACAAAGAACTATGCAAGGCATCTTAGGTATAGAACTTAATAAGCCACTGCATTTAGAAGAACAGATAGAAGAAGTAGAAGGATTAAAACCAGCCTTTGATAAATTATTTGGTACAGAAAAATTATTCCTCTATGACCATTTCGGTTCAATGGAACCAGATAGATTAATAGAACAGATTCAATACATGGCTACAGCAGAAGGAGTAGATGTAGTTATTCTTGACCATCTAACTATTGTTATCTCTGGATTAGCTGATGTAGATGAGAGAAGAGCTATTGATATTACTTGTACAAAACTTAGACAGGTAGTTGAAAGTACTGGTGTCGCTATCATTCTTGTCTCTCATTTAAGGAGACCACAAGGTGTATCACATGAGCAGGGATCACAAGTTTCTACCTCAGATTTAAAAGGAAGTTCTTCAATTCTTCAGCTATCAGATCTTTGTGTCTCTGCTGAAAGAAACCAACAGGGAGACCCTGGTGAAAGGTCTGAACTACAACTAAGAGTTTTAAAAAACAGGCATACGGGCATGACGGGCCCAATAGACAAACTTCTGTATGACCAAAACACTGGTCGTCTTTCTATTCCTATGTCCACCTATTTTGGTGCTTAACCATGACCTTATTAATTGATGCTGACTGGTTAATTTATTCTTCTTGTTGCAGTTGTGAGCAAGATGTTAAGTGGGATGACCATCTACATACTCTTCACTGTGATGAAAGAGATATACATGAAATGATTGATAGTCGAATTGAGTATTACCAAACCATTGCTGATGATAAAAATGATGTGGTCATGTGTTTCACTGAGTACCCAACATTTAGACATCAACTATTTCTTGATTACAAAGCCAATAGAAAAAACAAACGTAAGCCATTAGCTTTATACGCAATCATTGAACAGATCTCACAGAGATATGAGTCAGTTTCTTATACAGGTTTAGAAGGTGATGATGTCTTAGGTCTCCTTGCTACATCAAAAAGATATTCAAATCCTATTGTTGTTTCTCCTGATAAAGATATGAAGACTGTTCCTTGTACTCTTATTGTTAAAGACGATATGGAACTAATAACTAAGAAAAAAGCTGATAGACACTGGATGATTCAAGCTTTAACTGGAGATACTACAGATAATTTTAAAGGACTAATTGGTTGTGGTCCTGTTACAGCAGATAAGATTTTAGGTGATGCAAAAACTCTTCCTGATATGTGGAACAAAGTAGTAGAAGCCTATGAAAAAAAGAAACAACCTTTTACTGATGCATTACTAACAGCTCGTCTTTCTCGCATTCTTCGAGAAGGAGATTTCAACTACAAAACTAAAGAGGTAGAACTATGGACCCCGTAACTAAACCTGAACATTACAACTTTCCTATCCCACCAATTGAATACATATTGAAAAATAATATGGGGTACTGTGAAGGCAATGTTATTAAATACATTTCACGTTGGTATAAGAAAGGAGGTAAGGAAGACTTGAGAAAAGCTAAAATGTATATAGAATATTTGATGGCAACAGAAGATTGATAACTTTATTTCTGCTATACTCTCTTTCTTAAAGTGGACTACAATAAATCTGAACACATCCCTTTCCCTGTATTAACTGACGAGTTGCTTAAAGCTCTCGATAGTCATTACCCACAAAGACACCCAGACTTATCTTTATCTGATAGAGAGATTTGGTTTAGGGCAGGTCAAAGATCTGTTGTTGATTACTTGATTGAACAACAACAACGACAAAGGGATAACATGTTAACTAACGTTTTGGAGCATCAAATCTAATGTGTTTTGGAAGTAAACCAAAGATGCCGAAAGAGGCAAAAATTGCACCTATGCCAGAGAAAACAGCAGGTGCTTTAACTACTGGTAAAAACAGAAAAGGTCGTAGATCTGGAAAATCACGTTCTTCTGGTGGTGGTGGAAAAAATACAGGTATAGGTTCACTAAGGATTCCATTAAAAGCAATGGAAAATCTTAGGTACTAATCATGGATCTTGCTATAGGGCAAACAGCTGCTGGTCGATATGAACAGTTAGTAAGTGATCGTGCACCCTATGAAAGGGAAGCAAAGGATGCTTCTAAATTAACGATTCCTTCTTTAATACCGGAATCAACTGTAGGTAAACACGCAAAGATAAAAACTCCTTTTCAAGCAGTCGGCGCCAGAGGTACAAATAGCCTTGCTTCCAAGCTCCTTATTGCTCTTCTACCTCCTTCTACTCCCTTCTTCAAACTAAGTATTGATAGTCTTGCTTTGCTTCAGGAAGGACAAGAAGGATTAGAAACTGAAATAGATAAAGGGTTAAAGACTATAGAAAGTGCATTGATGAATGAGATAGAAATATCTAATGACAGGGTTGCTATGTTTGAAGCCCTTAAGCATTTAATAGTTGGTGGTAATGTTCTTCTTTATTTAACTGACAAAGGTTTAAAGGTTTATCACTTAGATAGATATGTCTGTAAACGTGATGATGTTGGTAATGTCTTAGAAATTATTACAAAGGAGACAGTTCATCCTCAAGCTTTACCAGATAAATTTTTAGAACAAATTAAAAAGAAAGATAATTATGACGGTAAAGATTATGACGAAGACTTAGATATCTATACATGTATAAAAAGATATGGTGATGAGTTTACTTGGTTCCAAGAATGTAAAGGGGAAAGGATTCCTGGCACTGATGGTAAATCAAAAGCTGATGTATCTCCTTGGATTTTATTACGCTGGACTAGAAGAGATGGAGTTGATTATGGAGATGGATATGTCACTGAGTACAAAGGAGATTTAATTAGTCTTGAGTCTTTAATGCAAGCAATAATTGAAGGTGCTGCTGCTAGTGCTAAGACATTATTCCTTGTTAATCCTAATGGTGTTACTAGGGCTGCAACCTTAGCCAAGGCTCCTAATGGTGCAATACGTGAAGGTTCTGCTAATGATGTTTCTGTTCTGCAAGTAAATAAAGGTGCTGACTTCCAAGTTAGTTTTTCTGCTATTCAACGTATAGAAAGTCGTCTTGAATATGCTTTCTTAATGGCTAGGTCAGTACAAAGAGATGCAGAAAGAGTGACAGCAGCAGAAGTTTCTATCATGGCAAATGAATTAGAAAATAGTTTGGGAGGAATATATTCAATACTGACTCAAGAATTTCAGCTGCCATATTTAAGAAGAAGAATGCACATGCTTACTCGTAGTGGTAAGGCTCCTAAGTTACCAGAAAAGATAGTCAAACCTAAGATAGTCACTGGTCTTCAAGGTCTTGGTAGAGGTAATGATAGAGCTAGGTTAGTAGAATTTATTGGTACAATTTCTCAGGCTTTAGGACCAGATGTTATGAGACAATACGTAAATGTCGATGAAGCTATTAAACGTTTAGCTAATGCAACTGGTATAGATACCGCTAACTTAGTTAAGTCCCAAGAACAAATTGCACAAGAGCTACAAGCTCAACAACAACAACAGCTGATCCAACATCTTGGGCCAGCTGCTTTAGGGTCTCCTTTATTAGATCCTAAAAACAATGCCCAAGCACAACAACTAACGGAGCAAACCGATGCCAACCCAGAAGCCGTCTGAACCAACTAAACCAGTTGAAACACCAAAGGTTGAAAAGCCTAAAGTGCAAGCACCAAAGGTAGAGACACCAAAAGCAGTAGAAGATACTTCAGCTAATGCTGTAGTCAGTAGACTTTCTCCTGAACCTAATACTGATACATCACAAAAAGTCGAATACAAGACTAGAAAAGGAAACACAATCTCAACTTTTAAAGGTTAATTTATGGCTGAATCACAAGTAGCTACACAGGAAACTCCTCCTATGTCTAGAGAGGATTTAGAAACTCTTGCTAAAAATGAGACTGATGATGATGGTCTTATTCTTGGTAAATTTAAATCAGTAGAAGATCTTGCTGCTTCTTATAAAGAATTAGAAGGAAAGCTAGGTCAAAAAGAAGAGACTACTGAATCAGAAACTGAAGCTTCAACAGAAGAAACAACTGAAGAAGAATCAGAATTTGATGCTAAGGAATTTTATGGTGAAGGCTTAGCTGAAGTATTAGAAGAAGTTGGAATTGATGTCCAAGATATTTCTAAACGTTTCCAAGAAACTAGTGAGATATCAGAAGATGACTATTCCAAATTAGGAGAAGCAGGTTTTTCTAAAACTATTGTTGACACTTATCTCAATGGACTAAGAGGTAATGCTGAAGGAGCTGCTGCTATCGCTGGTCAACAAATTGAATCTATTAAAGATTCTATTGGTGGTGATGCTGAATATACCAAGCTTCAATCTTGGGCTACTCAGAATTTACCAGAATCGGAGATAAAAGAATTTGATGCTTTATTAAATCAAGGAAATGTCTCCGCTATAAAGTGGGGAGTACAAGGTCTTTATTCACAATACAAAAATGCTATGGGAACTGAACCTGATTTAGTAAGTGGTAAGTCTGGTCAAGGTGGTGCAACACCATTTAGATCTTCTGCTGAAGTACAAGCTGCTATGAAAGATTCTAGATATGGAAAAGATGTTACTTATACAGAGAACGTCTATGCTCGTATGGCTGATAGTGATGTCTTTTCTACTAAGAGGTAACAATCATGGGTGGTTTACTTGATGCATTTAAAAAGAAAAAGAACAAAGGTCCGTGGTCTCCTACTGGTAGAGGACAACTAATGAAAGCTCAAGCATATTTAAGTTCAGGTGGTGATGAATCTTATTTACCGTCAGGTGTTACAGCAGCACAGGTAAATGCTTGGGATAAAAGACGTAAGGAACAATAAACCAGTAGTGTTGGCAAATCTAAATAACTGTTATTATTCAATTACTTCTAAGTTTTTCTCAATATTAAGTTGCCCCTTGCGAGGGATAACACCTTGAGAAAGGAAAGGCAGTTGAAGTGCTAATCAATTATTAA